TTGAACGACGAGGTGCCTCGCGCCAACGGGACCCCTGCTGCTCGAGCATGCCTCCGGGGGGGGCCCCTGGCCACCCCCTCCCCTTCGGCCTCGCAGGCGGGGACCCCACCCGTTGTTGCCTGAATTTATGCTGACTAAGCAGGTGATAGGGTTAAATCTCTGGTCTTATTCGGGGGGACGCGTACCGGGAAGACCACTTGGGCGAGAAGTCTCGGGAAACACATTTACTGCATTGGACTGGTCTCCGGCACCGAGTGTGCCAAAGGGGTTGACGCAGAGTATGCCGTCTTCGACGACATCCGAGGTGGTTTTGGATTCTTTCATGGATACAAGGAGTGGCTCGGTGCTCAGCCTCATGTATCCGTCAAGGAACTCTATCGAGAACCCTTTTTCATGCGCTGGGGAAAGCCTTCTATCTGGATCTGCAACACCGATCCGAGACTAGACGCATATGGCCCGGATAAGCGACCTGACTTTGAGTGGATGGAGGGAAACGCCGTTTTTATTGAAGTTAAAGACTCGCTAATCGAGTCTATTTCTCATGCCAATACAGAGTAGACTCTGGAGCAAATGCAAGCTGACTCCCGTCACTAGACTGGGGCCCACTTTGAATGAAATCTACTACGTAATAGTCACCCATCCCCGCTTTTCCAGATGTGGATGCAGCTCCGGGATTAGTCTCGTTTCCGTCTTCGTCGTCCTCGTAGACGAGGTTCTTGTTCATTGGGTGCCATCGGTTGAACACCATGTTCTTTCCTGCGCCATTACCCGAGCTGATGCTCGTAGTCTTGTCGTATTTGACCGTGATACGGGTCGTATTGAGTGGGGCCGTGAAAACGTTATTCCAGTCAACTCCGTTGCCTCCGCGGAATATTACGTTGAGCATTTCCGTTCTGAGAGCTTGGCCGGAAGAGCCGGCATTGTTGATGTCATTGACAAGCCTTTGGAAGCCAAAGTCGTTGCCTACTGCCAGGGTGTAACCAGGGGAAGTTTTGCCGTAGAAGTCACCGCCTTTCATGGTGAAACAAACTCTGCGCCATAGCCACTGAGTTCCGTCATTAGACACCATGTTGATTTTTTCCTTGAGTCCACGCATGTAGCAAGTTGTGGCAGTGCGGACGGCCTCATCAAAGATGGTGCCTGAGCCACCGTTGTCACGCCAAGTACAGATCCATGGGAACATGTATGCTGTTGCTGCCTTAAGAACTGCTGGTTGAGGGTTGTACCCTGTTGCACCAGAAGGGGTTGCGGCTGTCGTGTTGGTAAGACACAGCATTGTGTCCTTCTTTTTTCGCGACGTTAGGTTTAGGATCCTCTTCGATGACATCGTCGATCTCCGTGTCCGAGTCCTCCTGTAGGGTCGCGTTCTGACGCTGGAGCGTCGGGTGTACTTTCGGGTGTACCTCCGCTTGGCGCGGCGGGAGGTTGTGGGGCGTCTTCGGCTGTACGGCATTTTTGGATTTGGGGGGGCTGGGCATGATGAGGGGTTGGGGAAGGTGCGCTGTGCGTTGGGGTGCGGACGTGGGTACTTATAGCTGCGCTGTGCCCGTGTCCTGGGCTATAATATTAGTTTCGCCCAGGACCTCGAGAGCACTATGCCAAGCTTTGTTTGCAACTTTCGCTATGGACTCATCACCTACGCACAATGCGATGGACTGGACCCCTTCCGAGTTATGGAGCGCTTTTCATCACTGGGAGCTGAGTGCATCATCGGACGAGAGCATCACGAGGATGGAGGACTTCATCTTCACGTGTTCGCAGACTTCGGACGGAAGTTTCGAAGTCGAAAGACTGACATTTTCGATGTGGACGGTCGGCACCCAAACGTTGAACCTTCTAAGGGAACACCAGAGAAGGGCTATGACTACGCAATCAAGGATGGCGACGTTGTGTGCGGAGGGTTGGGTCGGCCGGAACCGAGCGGAAGTGGAGATGGGACGTCTTCTGCTAAGTGGGCTCGAATTACGCAAGCGGAGAATCGAGACGAATTTTGGGAACTGGTGCATGAACTGGATCCCAAAGCTGCTGCATGCTCGTTCAACGCACTCAGCAAGTATGCTGACTGGCGATTTGCCGAGAAGCCTGCCGAGTATGAGCACGATGGACGAATTAAATTTGTTCCGGGAGATGCTGACGGAAGAGATGACTGGCTATCGCAGTCTGGTATCGGACTGGATGAACCATTCTTAGGTAAGTGTTACCCAGGTGCAAAAGCGGACACATATATCCCAGGGTCTTTGAACGACGAGGTGCCTCGCGCCAACGGGACCCCTGCTGCTCGAGCATGCCTCCGGGGGGGGCCCCTGGCCACCCCCTCCCCTTCGGCCTCGCAGGCGGGGACCCCACCCGTTGTTGCCTAAACTTATGCTGACTAATCAGGTAATAGGGTTAAATCTCTGGTCTTATTCGGAGGTACAAGGACAGGCAAGACAACTTGGGCTCGGTCGCTCGGCAGGCACCTATACTGCATTGGACTGGTCTCAGGTGCGGAATGTGCTAAGGGAGCCGACGCCGAGTACGCCGTCTTCGACGACATCCGAGGTGGTTTTGGATTCTTTCATGGATACAAGGAGTGGCTCGGTGCTCAGCCTCATGTATCCATCAAGCAACTCTACCGAGAGCCCTTCTACATGAAGTGGGGTAAGCCTTCAATTTGGATCTGCAACACGGATCCGCGGACGGATGCCTACGGCCCTAACGCTACACCGGATTGGGATTGGATGGAGGGGAACTGCGTTTTCATTGAAGTCAAAGACTCGCTAATCGAGTCTATTTCTCATGCCAGTACAGAGTAGAATTGTATTGCAAACTCATTTGATCCTCGTTTGTTCCATTGATTGAGAAGAAATCAATGATGTAATAGTCACCCATGCCTTGTTTTCCTTCGACACTCCAGCGCCTGACTTCTTCTTCGCTGGCGTCTTGGTCATCGTCGTAAACGAGATTTTTGTTCATGGGGTGCCATCTGTTGTAGGTACGGTAAACGCCGGATTCGTTGGGGGACTGAATATTGGTGGTCTTATCGTATACGATATCCCAGCGTCTGTTATCAGTGGGGGCAATCATGGGATCGACCCAATCAACATTCCTAGCTCCTTTGAACAGGATGCGGAACATATCGTTGACTGCACTAGCGTTGTTACCCCAGTTGGTGGCTGTGCGCACCATACCGAATTGGGCTTGGAGAAGCGAGAGAGGGGTGGACGCGGTCTCTTTGGAGTACAGGAAGTCTCCACGTAGGCGTACGCATATGCGTCTCCACTTGCAGGCAGCTCCGGTGTCGCTCAAGATGGATATGGTTTCTTTGACGCCGCGCATAAAACACGTTGTTGACGTGCGCACGGCTTCTTCGATTGGTTGTCCGGCAGATCCGTCTGCGTTGAGGGCTGGGCGTGCGGTTGCTGCCCAAGGGATGACATAAATGTTGTTGCCTTGCAGGTATGCAGGGCCATTGCGGAAAACACCGACGGTGTTATTAGCGTCCATATTGGTCCACGTCTTCATGACGTCCTTCTTCTTTTTGGCGGTGAGGTTGAGGATTCGCTTGTTGCTCATCTTTTTGGGATAGCGGCGTCTCCTGGTGGAGTAGGGTCGGCGGTTTGTCCGACCACCATACCCTTTTCGGGTGTTGACCCTTCGGGTGACCGGAACTCTTCGGCCTCGGCGGATCGTTCGGTAGCGGTAAGCCATTTTGTTGGGGGCTGGGCATGAGGGGTTGAGGGATTTACGGGAGGGATGGCCTCTACTTATAGTCACAGGTGTGCCCTGTGTCTGGGGGATAACATTACTTTCCCCCAGACTCATTTGAACACACATGCCTCAGCTCGAGTGGAACTTTCGCTATGTCCTCGTCACCTACGCTCAGTGCGGAGACCTCGATCCATGGAGAGTTATGGAACGCTTTTCATCTTTGGGAGCTGAATGTATCGTTGGACGAGAGCATCACGAGGATGGAGGACTTCATCTTCACGTGTTCGCGGACTTCGGACGGAAGTTTCGAAGTCGAAAGGCTGA